GTCTGTCTGAGACTCCTGTCGTTCTTTATTCATTTTCTGCGCAACGTGGTCAGGAAGATATAACGTCTTCGACATCGTCTACGGTTCCATTCAGCAGGGCCTTAATTTCGTCTTTTGCAAACGAGAGACCCCGTATCTCGCCTACTGACATTTTATACTGCTCCCAGTCCTTTACAGCACCGTGAGAAAGAGCTTCAGAGATATCCTCCTGACGCTCTTCTATCTTTTTATACAAGTGTCGAGCTAAGTCAACAAGATCCATTACAGGTTGTCCTTATACTCTTCTTGCCACATATCACAGGTGTTCTCGCCCTTACACACAAATTTTAGAGCCGCACAGTATCCCATAGACTCATCGCCAATGCACTTTTGCATGTCTTCTGAGGTGTCGTAGAAAGCACAGGACGCACAACACTCATCATTGCGGAATGCTACCGACTCGTTGCATGGTCTGTAGTTGTGCTCTTCAATCGCAACTTCCCGAAGTTCGTCATTGATAGACTCGTCATCACAGCACAGAGGGCAAATATTCTCTTCATCCTCTACGCCGTGTCCTCCCTCTATGTCAGGGAGGATAGATATCATAATATTAACCATTAGTAGCACTTCCCACGTTTAGGGTTCACACGAACGTCACCGCCACGGTAGAAACCTTCAACGCCTCGACCTTTTAAAATGTCTGCACGACTAACCTCTCCATCACCATTTAGGTCAGGAAACACTTTACCACCATCTTTAAATCGTGCTATCTCGCTGCGAGGTTTTCGTTTCATTGTATTATTACGACCTTTCAAAGTATTGTACTTTGATGTCGGATTTTTCTTAGGGTCAGACATGGCTTCAGAAAGCGCGTCCTCTATAGCCTTTTCTGTATCTTTTGAGATCCCAGAAAAAACCTTTCCCCCCTCTTTGTATCCTTTTTTAGAACCGCAACCTGCCATGAGGGCCTCCTATACTACAAGTTCAAAATGTGGGGCGTCGATAAATGGACGGCGACCCTGACCCCGACGTGTGTCGATATAATCATTCATAGCAGATTCCATGTCTCCGTTCCACTGTGCAATGTTTGGAACAGTCCATGCAGCACCCCACTTGATCGGCACATCACAGGCTCTCGCACCTTCTGCCATCGCATCTGCGATTTCATCATACAAATTCAACTCCCAACGGCCTCCATCTACATAGGCCATTAAATCTACTGCTAGCCCATCGATGTGTTTTGATTTCATCGTCTGACTTGCACCCTTGGCAACAAGTGCTTTCTGCTCTTCAATTGTACGTAGCCCACAAATCACCGAGAAGTCCTGCTTCGACACGCCAATAGCATATTTAACAACAGCGACCATGCGCTCATCTACGCCCTCTAGTTTAGCTAGACTACGTTTTCCTAATTTATAACTCATTTCTTCAACCCTCTCATAGTTCTTATGCCAAACGAGGCGGCAATGGACGCATACATCCCCCACTGTACCCAGAGGGGGGTAGTCTCAAGGTTGGCAAATCCAACTGCCATAGTGTCTTGCAAGCTAGGCACGAAGTTAGCAACAAGGATAACCACAAAAACAATAGTCCAGAGCTCGTCTTTCCATGAGTTCTGAGCAGAACGTATAGCTTCAATCTCCCAGTCAATTTCACCAGTAGCCTGTTTAAGCTTGATCTCTGCATTTGCTTTTTGTACCGCCGTTTTTCCGTCAACCCACGCAGTCGCTAGTCCACCAAGACTCCCTATAATCTGACCAATCATACCACCACACTCCCGTATAATGTCATCTCTACACCGAGTACCCACTCAAGTGCTTTAACCACCAAAAACGTCAGAAAGTCTTCAGCGGTTGTCATAACTCTCTTCCTTACTAACCGTCACAGACCGAGGTGTGTGAGTCACCGTAGTCTTAGACTCCTTGCCCATCCAAATGCCGAAGCACCCTGTTAAGGCCCCCATACAAACAGATACAAGGCCACTCTGTTGTATAGTAGGATCCGGTAAACTCATATACCAATGGACAGATTGGTACGTTAGTATTGTCACCGCCAACATCATAAGCCGAGGCAGTATTTTAAGGTCGTCTATATACCTTGCCGTTATCTCTACCATAGTGATCCGCAATCCTTTTGTTCGAGGTGATTATAACCACTTTTCCGTCTTTGTCCAAAACTACGTATTTTCTTACCACCTTCCCATATAGACACCCAAATAGTAGATACCTAAAACAATAGCCGTAACCGCAAGAACTATTCCTGTGGCTATCTGCAGCTTCTCCATTTTTTCTGCATGTGCTGCCTCCGCAGCCTTACGAGCAGCCTGACGCTGTTTACGCGCCTCATTCTGCCACGAAATCCACCTATCCCATTGGCCAGGTGCCCCATACAAACGGATATGTGATTCGAGCTCACGGCGTTTTTCTCTAATAGATTCAAGGGCTTGGAACTCTTCCCAATCCCCTTCTTCACCGCCTGTAATCGCTGTTAATGGACTGTTCTTCTTTTTCTGTACGGCTTGTTTTATGTCTTCTTCTGCCGTAAGAAATTTTCCAACTGCGCCAATAAGACCTGCAGTCTCTTTGCCATTCCCAAGAGCAGTCTTGATGACCGAATAAGCGGCATTCGCAGCCGCAATGCTCTCAAGTATAGCCATATCATCACCTTATCGAAGCCCACCCAGTCCTACTGGCTGTGCCTGTTGAGTAGTTTGCTGCCCTAACAAACCTAAAATACCCGGAGCCCCTTGACCGAAGCCCGGTGGAAATGGTTTAGGCATAGGATTCCCTACACCCGGCAAACCGGGGAAGCCGCCTCCGGGCTGAAAAGGAAAACGAGGCCCTTGTCTATTAAACTCTACGTCTGGAAAAGTTGTTCGTGTTAAATCCTCTACCTGTTGAACGTACGGTTGAACCGTGTCCTGTTGGTAATCTTGGTTGATGTGACTTAGCAGGGGCTGTAAAAAACCCATTATCCCACCACCTCCCATGCCCGGAAAGTTTGGTCTAATCGTCAACCCATTAGGACGTGGCATCATATTAGGGGTCATCCTGCATTCCTCCGTGCCGCACTCTCTCTTTGTACATCAATTCGCTCCCGATTGGTAGCGTCTCGTTGCGCGGCTATGTCTTCTTGGCTCTCGATTCGTGCCGCATCCGTTGCTGCACGTTGTTGTAAATTCTGTAGCTGCACCATCAATTGAGCCTGATCCTCTTGTGCCTTACGCTGCAAATCTTGCTGTTTGATGTTTAGTTCCTGCATACGAATTTGAACTAGCGGATCTGCCATCGGATCCTGACCCTGCGGCATCAAATCCGGTAGAATCTCTGCCATGATCTTTTCCATCTGCATAGAAACAAGTTTTTCTAATTGAGCAGGATCCTGCATGTCTTGCTGCACTTTTTGTATTTGTTGCTGCGCTGCCATCGGGTCTATCGCTCCACTCTGCGCTGCCAACTCTGCTTGTCCAATAATCTGGTCAATCTCTGCCATGACCATGATACGAGCTTTCTGGGAAATGTGTTCCATAATGTGCGCGTAGAAAATACCCATGATCTGTGGTGAAGTCATAACAAGAGGTGTCTTCATGAACGCCAAGTGCAAACGAATATGCACCTCATGTTCCTGATCAGGGAACGTATTTAAGTTTTCACCCATCAACGCACGAGCGTTCTCAATTGCGGGGTCCATAGGCTGCGGCTGTGGAGGTGGTGGTAGCACCTCATCAATATTCTGAACCTCTAACGCTTGGTACATACGACGGTATGCAGCATGTAGATTATGCATCTCAGGGTTAGATTGCGCCAACTGCAATTGAGTCTGTGCTAGAGTAACACGTTGCGCCATAGAGAAGATGTTAGGGTCACTAACAGGCAAAACATCAACACGTTCGTCAAAGTCTTGCGCCATAATCATACGGTTGCCGCCTTGGACATCGTATGGATACTCTTGAGGCAGGTTGTCACGGAAAATTCGCGCTAGAATGCGGAATTCCTGCTTCTGTGAGTAGTGTAGGCGTTTGTGGATCGCGGACATGACTTTCATGCCACGCTCTAGGAGAGCCACAGTGGTCCCTACAGGAGCCTGACCGTTGTTATCGGCAGTCTGTTGGTCAGCAATAGAAACAAAGCGTCTACCGCCCTCTATAAGGGCTCCTAGAAGCTGTGAGAGGGTCGCAGACGGCTCTTTGTATGGAAGCGGTTGAATCGCATCTCGTATGTTGCCCCCCGGAGCATCTATGTCCCGCCACTCACCCGGTTGTAAAGGTTCATCGTCATTACGGACCCTTACGCCCCTAGCCTTGAATCCTGCCGGGAGGTTGGCAAGAGTTCCTGCATCGATCAGTTGTCGGAGAATACTCGTTGCCGCACGACCAAGGCCACCAATCATGTGAATTAGACCAAAACCGTAGAAACCAAGACCCGGCATAAACTTGTAATGCACAAAGTACTGCATCTTACGAGCTAGGTCAGTGTTCTCTTCGAAGTTGCGTCTAATAGACAGAATCTCCCCCGATCCTTCGTCAATACTGACGATATACGGAAGAGCAATACCTGTAGGCTCACCATTAGGGGCCATGTCCTCAAAACCCTCTAGGTCGAGGTCAACATGCATCTCTAAAACTGTGTAGATGTCATCGGTGTACGTTTTTGACGTACCCTGCAACTCGTCTACTTTATCACGAACAGGATCATCATCCTCATCTGTAGCACTTAACTCAACATCGCGATAAAAGCCCGAGACCTGCATTTTTCGGACTTCATTAGCATCCATCCGCAGTACATGGGTGACTCTAGAGGCAGTCTGTAAGTCAGATGCTGCATATGGAACAACCAAGTCTTCTGCAGGGACAAATTGGGACACGGCTCGTTGTTTGGTCTCATCGAAGTACACCTTCTTAAAACAAGATCCCGACAACGGTAAATAGAACAACAACTGATCCATATCAGGGTCGAACTCTTCCATCACCTCTGTGATCTGGTAGTTCATAAACTGTTTGACCCGCATCGCCTGATCTTCACGCGCTTGGTCTTGCAGCCCAATAACCTGTGTCTTAACAGGCCCACCTGACGGTAGTAGCTCTTTGTATGCCTGTGCTTGGAACTGTGTCGCACTTTCCGCAATCAGCGGATGTGTGACTCCAGACGCACCTTCAAACGGTCTAGTGCGTTCCTCATACTTGACACCAAGCTGATCAAGACCTTTAGTATAAGTTTCTTCCCACTCACCACGAGAGTCCAAATCTTCTTCGTAAGAAGCTCGAAGCTCTGTCGAAATTTCTCCAAGATAACCTTCATCTAAATACTCCGCTAAGTTAGCATTGTGATCTATTTGTTGTGGTTGCTGCTCTTCCATAAAAGCTTCTGCCAAAGCCTGCACTAACGCACCGCCCTGCCCATCATCAATAACTTCTGCCCCGCCTGCAAAATCTTCAGGTACTGGCACAGACACATCTACCGATGCTTCTGTGGGCAACATGTCTTCAGGTGTGATTCCTGAATCTACAATAGGTGGCAACGCCATTAGTAATACTCCCGTTTAGGACGGTATGTTAAGTCTTCGTCTTCCATCTCGTTATGAAGGGATATAAACCCTCCCTGCCGAAAACGCATCAGTGCTAGCGTCATACTATCACAAAAGTCGTCATGATCGCCATTTGGAAATGATACTACCTCCTCAATGACCTCATCTGCAAACTTTTTATCCGAAGGAGCCCATACGACCCCTGCTTCGAACAACGGCGCAACCATGTGCATTCTCGTTATCTTATCATTCCCCTTGCCCGGTGAGAACCCCAGTGCCGGAATACCGCGTAACCGCAACTCGTCAATAAGTGGTGTACCCGTCGCTTTTGCTTCGACCAACACCATGTCTGGTTCCCAGTATTCCTGCTCATCATATGCAACCTCCTTGAGTTCAGGGAAATTCCAACGCCCTCGTCGGGCATCTAGCAAAATGATGTTATCTGGGCCCCCTTCGTCCGGCTCGAAGATGCCCCAAGTCGTGATTGCAGAGTAGTCAGCGGTTTCTTTCTTCGAAAACGCCGTGTCATACGCTTGAAGTACATATTTTACAGGTGGAATCTCTTCTTTTTCCCAAGGTTGCCACCATTCTCGCTTAATTATCGCAGAATCCGACGCTGTTGGCGTTTGTTGCCACTGCGCATTCCATTTTTGTACAGGAAGTGACGCTTTAATCGACAAAAGTGCGTCTTTTTCCCAAAATTCAGGCCACAACGGCTTGTCAGAGGGCAAAATGGCAGGAAATTCCACAACTTCCCACTGATCTGACATCACATCACTGCCTTGAGCAGCCAAAAGTCGGCCTGTCAGGTCCTTTTTACCCCATCGAGTCATAACAA